CGCGTTTGCTAGAGCGGCTCTGGATCGAGCTCCGGGAGGTCCGTATGCGTACAAAGATCGCGTGTGGATGGTTAGTCGGAAACGAGAATGGTCGCCATCTGCTGGTTCATTATTTACAACGTTAGCAATATCAGTGAGTTACAAAATCCGTCAATAACTTAGGGGTTTCGCGCAGAACCTAGGATTTCCGCGACTTTTCGAGGGGGTTCAAAACCCCCTTCCGACATGCTTCCGACATGACTAGGCTCGTACGTGCTTTATTTGTTCGCGGAGCGAGCATGACCAGGGCACGACGCCGAAAGACACCTCTGCGCCAGCTGCGGTTTGACGATGAGCTGCCGCCGGAAGGCAAGCGGCCGCCGATTCCGGTCCCCCCGATTGCCATCCACTATGCATCGACCCCTGACGGGTGGCTCGGCGATGAAGCGCTCAAGCGGATAGTCGAGATGCCATCGCCACCGCAGCTCGAAATCCGCATTGTTGTCGTTCGCGATGACTCGAAGCAGGTTGGTCGGCCCTCGCGCAGTGACGATATCCGCGCGGCGTACGATGGGTTGGCGGAAGAGGAGCGCCGCAAGTTCAAATCCAAGGCCGCGCTCTTCGGGCATCTCCGCGACAAGATCGCCGGCCCGAACGGCTCGCATCGTGGTCTTGGGCATGAGGCCATGAACGACGCGCTGGCCGGCCGACTGGATGGCGGCGAGTCACGCTAAATCTCCAGGCAATTTAGCGTTAGTGTGCGAGCGAAAATCCTAGGCTACCTGAGGAAGCACTTGTTCCCACGCGGAAGGGTGCTTCCGAAATGTCCGACACGAAGATCCCGGTAGGCCCGCACGGATTCAGGTTAAACGGCAGGGGCCAGATGGCGGCCTACTGGCTCGGCGAAGATAACGCCCGCAATCGGCGCCGGATCACTGCCTTGATGCATGAAGTTGCCGAGGGCCGCCGGATTCCGTGCGGTGTCGACGGCAACGGAACGCCGTTTTCCTATACCGGCTGGTTGGACAGGCATGCTCTGGCGCGCGCCCAGCATCTACCCGCCGATCTTGTAATTCCGGCCGAATCGTAAAACCCCTGGCACCGCACCCGGAGTGCGAGAAGCCATGATCGTCGGCATCGATCCGGGCCTGTCGGGCGCGTTGTTCTTTCTCGATCCGGACCATCCTTCGACCGGCGAAGCGGTCGATCTCCCGGTGCATGTTCTGACGAGAGGCGGAAAGAAAAAGCGCGAGCTCGACATCGCCGGGCTAATCGGAATTCTCGCAGCACGCCGGCTGACCCATGCCTTTATCGAACAGGTGTCGTCGATGCCGGGGCAGGGCGTGAGCGGAGTGTTCGCATTCGGCAAATGCTACGGCGTCATTCTCGGCGTCATCGCTTCGCACGACGTCCCGCTGACCCTGGTTCCGCCGACGCGGTGGAAGCGCGAGATGCATGTGTCGCGGGACAAGGACGGCGCCCGCGCCAGGGCCTCGCAGCTGCTCCCTGAGGCGGCATCTCAGTGGCCGCGGGTAGGCCATCACGGCCGGGCGGAAGCGGCCCTCCTGGCGCTCTACGGGGCTCGTCAGCCGTGAGCCGTCGATGCTTCACACGCGGCTACGGGTGCGATCCTTTCCGTGTGCACCTCAAGGCGACGGCGCCCTACTCGCGCGACCCGAACCAGCTGTCACTGGCTCTGGCCAAGCCCGCTTCATCGCCGGCGCCGTGGCCCGACCGTCAGATCGACCGCAATACATCGCCGCTTTGGAGGTGGAGTCGTGACCAAGACTGAGTTGGAGAAACGGCTTGCGGAGAGCAACGCCCGCATTGCCGGGCTCGAGCGGAAGAACGAGGAGCTCGCGGAGCGCGAGTGGGACCAGGAGGAACGCGAGGCCGAGCTCGGCGCTTATTTCGCCGCTCTGTGTCAGGCGCTCGACGACTGCGTCCCGATCAGCCGCCTGCCGATCGCGTTGCGGTTCGAGTTCGAGAACCTAGCCGAAGAGCTCGGAGCACCGCGGTCATGGCGCTAAGGCTGATAACCGCCGTCGAGCGCCTCGCCGAGAGCGAGCGCAAGGTCTCGATCGTGGTCGTCGGTCGCGCCAAGATCGGCAAGACCAGCCTGATTTTGACGCTCCCCGAGACTGAGGTGATCGTGCTCGATTTCGAGGCCGGGCTCACCGCCGTCGAAGGCCGCTGGCACGGCGACAGCATTCGTCTGCGCTCATGGGTCGACACCATCAACATTGCCTGCCTGCTCGGCGGCCCCGACCCGTCCAAAGCGCCGGCCGAGACCTTCTCACAGGACCATTACCAACACGTCGTCGGTCTCGCAGGCGGCATCGACGCGGTACGCTACAAGACCATCTTCGTCGATTCGATCAGCGACATGACGCGTGTCGCGTGGGCTTGGGCAAAAACCCAGCCCGAGGCCTTCAGCGGGCGCACCGGCCGGCCTGATACGCGCGGCGCTTACGGATTGCTCGGCCGCGAAATCATTGGGTTACTCAAACACTTGCAGCACGCCGCGGGCAAGAACGCGATCTTTGTCGGCGGGCTCGATCATCGCATCGACGAATTCGGCCACGAGACCTTCGAGCTGGCGACCGAGGGCGCCAAAGCTGCGAGCGAGCTGCCCTACATCGCCGACGTAATCCTCACGATGTCGGACTTCGACTACGACGCCGACACCGGCGTCTTTTCGCACAATCTCGGTAAAGGCGCGTACCGCGCCTTCTGCTGCAAAACGCCAAACGGGTGGGGTCTGCCCGCGGGCGATCGCAGCGGCCGCCTCGAATTGATCGAGGAGCCGCATCTCGGCCGTCTCATCGAAAAAATCAACGGTCAACAGAAGGAGTAAGGTCATGTCGTTTTACGATCTCAACGATGCGCCCGAGCAACGGCAGGACGGCATCATTCCCGATGGCGTGTACTGTCCAGTGCGCATGACGCTGCGCGCCGGAGGCGAAAACTTCCCCGGTTGCAGCGAGCACGATATCGGCCTCTGCAAGGCATCCCTGCACAGCGATGCGATGTATCTCGACGCCGAATTCGAGGTACTCGCCGGCCCGCACGCTGGCCGTAAATTCTGGCAGATCTTTACCGTTTATGGCGGAAAGGTCGGCGAAGACGGCGTCTCGAAAGCTTGGAACATTTCCAAGGCGACGCTGCGCGCGATGATCGACAGCGCGCTAGGCCTCGACCCGAAAGATAAATCCGACGCAACAAAGGCCAAGCGCAACCTACGCGGCTTCCGCGATCTCGACGGCATCGAGTTCTTCGCCCGCCTCGGAGTCGAGCGCGGCGGCGAGACGCCGGACGGCGGGCAGTATCGCGACCGCAACCGCATTGACCACGTCATCGTACCGGGCGAATTGCACTACCCGGCACTGAAGGCCGGCCAGGAGGTGGCGCCGGCGCCGTCGGCGGCCACCGGCAATGCCGCTGCGCGTCCGTCTGCACCGCCGGTGCAGGCAAAGCCTCCCTGGCAGCAGGACGCGCCCGCAGCCGCAGTGCCGCCGGCAGCGGCCGGGCCGAGCTGGCTGACCGGAAGCAAGCAGTGAAGGGGCGGGAAACCCCTTCGCCGTTTCAGCTGGAGCAGGACGAATGGCAGCAGATGATGTGGGAGGAGGTGGCGTTGTCGGTCGGCCAGTGGCTGACCGACGCGCAGATCAACCTCTCGCGCCCGATCCGCTCGCTGAAGCAGCGCGAGTTGCTCGGCATGGCTTGGGCGGCGATCGGGACCTACCACGAGCTGAGGACGCGGCGGCTGCGCCAGCTGGAGGCCGCACCCGACCCGCGGCGGCCAACCTTGCCGGACGCAGCCTGACCAATCCGCTGCAGGTCTGTACGGTCTGCGGCCGTCAGGCGACTGAGCCGTTTCAATGGGCCGCGTTGATCTACGCGGTGTGCTCGGCCGACTGTGCCCGGGTCGTCGCCAAAATCATTCGCAGCGCTATGGAGAGCTTTCTCGACGAGGAGATCGGGCGGTTGGCTGCACTGACATATATGGAGAAGGAGGCGATCGTGGCCGCGCGCCGATCGCTCTATGACGCGCTGATCGAGATCGGTATTGCCGACGCCTTCAACGACTGCACCGCCGAGCAGATCGACGCGGTGATCGAGGCCGTATGGAACGGCTTGCGTGCGTCGATGCAGCAACAATCGGCGCGCGGTGAAGTGCCGTTTTGAGCGTCGACCTGAACCATGGCTCGGGCTACCTCCCCGGCTGCGGCGGGCTAGAGGCACCCTCGCTCAGCGAGCGGGTCAACGTCTATATCGATGCGGCCCTTGCCGAGGCCCGCAATGCCGAGATCAGGCGGACCCATATCGGCGCCTCGATGCTGGCCGATCCGTGCGCCCGCCGCATCGCTTATTCCTGGCGCGGCGTGCCCGGCGCCCCCCTTGAAGGCCGCACGCTGCGCATCTTCGCGACCGGCCACGCGCTTGAGCGCCTGCTCGCCTCCTGGCTCGAACGCGCCGGCTTCGATCTGCGCACGATCGATTCCGCGACCGGCGAGCAATACGCCTTCAGGGACGGCCCGATCGAAGGTCACGCTGACGGTATCATCGTCGCCGGTCCGGATCTCGGTTTCGCCTATCCCGTGCTGTGGGAAGCCAAGGGACTGAATGACCGCTCCTGGCAGGACACCGTTAAAAACGGGGTGCGCGTCAGCAAGCCGGCCTATTGGGGCCAGTGCGCTCTCTATATGGCCTATCTCGATATTCAGGCCTGTTTGTTCAGCGCGTTGAACAAGAACAGCTGCGAGATCTACCACGAGCTCATTCCATTCGACCTCGCCGAGGCGCAGCGCCTGGTCGACCGCGCCGTCGACATTGTCCGGGGCCCTTTGCCGCCGCGCATCGCGCCGGCGCCGACCCGGATCTGCGCTTTCTGTCAATTCAATGCTCAATGCTGGGAAGAGGAAACGTTGCGCCATGCCTGACATCGTCCTCACCGACAGGCAGGCGGCGGCCGTCCGCGACATCAGCGACTGGTTCCGCAACCGCACCAAAGAGCAGCAGGTCTATCGCCTGTTCGGCTATGCCGGCGTCGGCAAATCGGAATGCGTGCGTTACGTCACCGCCGAGCTCGGACTCGACGACGGCGACGTCCTCTACGGCACGTTCACCGGCAAGGCGGCACTGGTCCTGCGCAAGAAGGGTCTGCCGTGCCGCACGATCCACAGCTTGATCTATCGCGCGCATGAAGCCAATGAGGGTGAGATCGCCGACCTGAAGAAAGAGATCGAGGAGCTCGAGGCCGAGGCCGACAACCTCGCCGGCGACGATCCTTTGATCTTGCAGGCCAATACCCGGATCCAGACGCTGCGAACGAAGCTCAAGGAATTGCGCCAGCCGCGGTTCACGCTCAACGAAGAGAGCGACGTCCGCGACGCCAAACTCGTGGTGCTCGACGAGGTCTCCATGGTCGGCTCGGAAATGGCCGCCGACCTGCTCAGCTTCGAGAAGCCGACCCTGGTCATCGGCGACCCTGGCCAATTGCCGCCAGTGAAGGATCGTCGGGCCCAAACGCTCCAGCAAGGGGACGTCGCCGGTGCCTTTACCCAGCAGGATCCCGACACGCTGCTGACCGAGATCCACCGGCAGGCGGCCGAGAGTGCGGTGATCCGTCTGGCAACGATGGCGCGGCAAGGCCAGTCCATTCCATACGGCCAGTACGACGAATTCGTTTGGAAGATGCCGTTTCGCGACGTCATCGCCGCGCAATTGCTCAATGGCGGACAGGTGATCTGCGGGCGCAATGCGACCCGTTTCAATCTCAACAATGCAATGCGGAAAGCCGCCGGCTTTGACGGCGGTCCGCTGCCGACCGGTCCGGACGAGAAAATCATCTGTTTGCGAAATGACCATGCGGCCGGATTGCTCAACGGCATGTTCCTGCAATTCGACGACATCTCTCCCGTCGGCGACGATCGGTTCCGCGCCGCCGTCACCGGCGAAGACGGCGACTTCATCGGCAATATGATGG